AAACCCTACGGAATGCTCGTTAAAAACGCCCTCTTTGTAAAGCTTTATAACGTCTTTCCCGTAACTGGTTTCGGTAATTTTAGAGGTAAAGCGCAAGCCTTTGGCGTCCTCCATTAATTCCATAGGTTTTGCCAATGGCATTAAAGGATTGTGTTGGAGCAAGTGCATGATTCGATTGCGGCCTTGCGGTCCGTTCTCTGCAACTGTCTTTTTGTAAGAGCCTGAAACAATTACGTCGCCGTCAGAATCAATATTGTTAAACGCGGAAAAATATCCCGTAACGATTCCTTTAACGTCGTCGACGTCCTCAATTATTCCCTCGCTTAAATTCTTGTAAATCATTGCGTCTTTTTTTGTAAAAATAAAAAGGTTGAAAAAAAATGCAAACCAATAAATTATTGGTTAATGAAATGCATTGCTTTTGCCTCGCTATCCTCAAAGATACTTGTATAATTTTTATAACCTCCCTCAATGTCGCTTTCGCTTGGTCGCTGATAAGACAAAAAAGGCACGCAAATATAAGAGTTGCCTTTAGGGTGGACTTTTGTCCTGAAATATTCGTCAATTGGAATGTCCAAATCCAATTGGGCCATTTCCTTTGCAAAACGATAGGAGTACAAAATTCCGTGAGTTGTCCACGATCCATAAGTGCGCACCAATCCCTTGGTCACTCGGTCAAGTCTTGAATCTTTTATATTGGCTCCCAACATTAACATATCCCAGTCAGCTGGCAAGTCATTTATTGCGTCCTGTAAATTAGTTGCCCAACCTCGATACGTTGCATCGTCTTCAAAAATCAAAACGTCGCCCTCGCATTCTTGGAAAATCTTTTTAAAAGTTTGCCACAATCCAAGCCAACCCCATTGGTGTTTAATTGCGCTTACCCTTTCCAAATTAAAATGCGGCGCCAACTCTTGCATTGAGGCACGCCATTTGTCTTTGCGTTGATCTAAGTTGATAACGTAAGCAATCATTCAAAGCTATTTATTTGCTCCAAATCGCTTTCAACCATTTGCTCAAATACAATTTTATTTTTTTGCCCTTTTAATGGCTTTAAATGTTGATTTTGACCACTCCTAATTTCAGCTGGTAAAGCACCTGGAAAAGCCAAACAACCTCCTTTAAACCTCCTAAAGTTTTTACACCTAAAACAAATTAAGTCTACTGCTTCCATTTTTTATTTCTTAAAATACTTGTCAATTAATTGACCTATCTCCTTTGCGTATTTACTTGGATTTGATGACAATTGATACTCTGTAAAGCCTTCTGCCATAAACTCATCTATGTCAGTGTCTGCATAAGTGCCTAAATATACATCATCTAGCTCTTTATAATTTTTCCCTAAAACTAAATTTTTTACTTCTTTTCTATATCTTCTACGGATTTTACCCATCTCATCCCAAAATGATTGGATTTGAGGATATTTAAACATTGCAAAATCATCTTTCATTGAAATAACGTGGCTGAATTCGTGCGTTAATGTTGAAATTTCTGCGTTTGCCATATCAACCTTTGATTTTCTTGCATACCTTGGATAACCTTTAGATAAATCTACTCTTGGCAAAATTCTTTCCTCAAAAGAAGCTTTATGCCCAAAGTTTATTTTAGTGATTCTATTAGAATAAGCCTCAACCAATCCATAAGTTGTGTCAGTAGACTCAAAGCTTAAAGTTATTTGGCTTTTATTGTCTAAGTGAGGCGAAAGATTGTAATTTTTTGTTAATTTATTTATTTGTTGATTATATCGATTTAACTTGTCCAAAGTCATTTCATCGCTAAAAATCGTTTTATTAACTACTAAAGGCGTATTTTCATTTACTAACTTAGTCGATAATTTTTTAGCATCCTCTAAATTATTTGATATTAAATTATCGGATGGTTGTACAACGGCAATTTGCCTTTCTCCATTATTCACATTATAAGCTCCTGATTGCGAACCTAATTTTCGCATAGGTAAGCCGTCAGCGTCTCGCATAATCCTAAATACAACTTTGCAGCGGCAATTACATATTTGGTCCGCGCCAGCACCCTGGGAGCCGTCCCCTGGTTGTCTCATTTGGTTACCTCCGACAATAAAATTTTGGTCGAACGGAATCCAAGGCTTTGGCCTCATTTCTGCATGATCAGGACGCGTGCGCGTGTCGGTTGCTGGAATCCATTTCTTTTCGTACATAAAATCCGACGTTTTAGACGATTCCATTGCCGCAACATTGCTTGCAATAACCATTTCAGTCCTGGCAATTAGCTTGGCGCGGTTGCTAAATATAACCTTTACCGATTCTTGAATATTTCTTGCAATTTCATTAGCGCCAAGACCTTCATTTAATCCACTTGTAACAATGTTTCGGATTATTTTTTGGCTGGTCTCGTTAATCTTAATTAATGTTTGAGGCAAGTTTTTAGTTGCAAACGAACGCATAAAATCACGCCAGCCAGCGCGTAACGCTTCTTTTGTTGCTTTTGTCGGCGGTTGGATTGCGTTGTACATTACCTCGGCATAAGCCGTGCCAGCCACAACGTAAAGGCTTTCTAATGTGTCAGCCAAAGGCGCTGGCGTTATTAGATCAAAGCGGTTAATATTTCCGTCAGCTTGTTTAATTGCATCCAAATAAGGTTGCATTTGCTTTTTAAGAGCGGTAAATATTTGCTTTTCATATCGCTTTTCGTAACGCCTTTGCAATACGTCTAATTGATTTGCAAGCGCTAAATCCTTTTTAGTTGGTTGGGGCATAATCTCCCATGTTGTCTATGTTGTCAACCTCTGACCCTTGGAACTCGGCCAAAGTCATTAGGCCCTGGGGGATAAATGGTTGTTCCATTAATGTGTTCTCGTACTCTCCATAGTTCATGGCTGCGCGCTTTTCGTTTGGAGTTAACCACCAAGCCGCCGACAATTGGTTTACAAGCTTGTCCATGTCGTCTTGCATTTCAGGATAAGCCATGTAATCGAAATCCAAGAATAGATTTTTATTGCCGTACGATTCCAAAAGCCAGTTGTTTAACACGTCTCGGATTTCAATGTGCAACGGACGGACAACGTTATTAATTAGCGCCTTATAAGCCGTTTCAGTATTGTTAAACGTGCTTGCCTCAGTGTCGCCTAGTAACTTAGCATCGACTCCGTAAACGCGGCATAACGATCTTAAAATTACTTTTTGCGTGTCAATGATTGACATATCAACCGCATTCATTCCCATTTGTACCCAAGACAATTTGGCTGGCGTAATAATCACGTCGCCAGCTCTATTAGAGCCTTGATAATTGGACTTATAATCCTCTTTAAGACCTTGCGCTTGTTCGCGTGTAATGTTTACCGTTCCGTCGCCTGTAAGTATGCCACGCGCTCCCATGTTTTGGAGCATAGACAAAAGCGCTTGTTTACCATCGTTTGACGTGGTTAGATCGCGGACCGCTGACCGCAAAGGTGAGGCGCCATAAAGATGGTTAGCCGTGCCAGCCGTGTAACTTAAATTAATATTTTTTAGGTGTCCAACGTTATTGGCATTTATGCGCTCGTAACCGTTATACGTCAATCGGTATTCCTTAATCGGTTGGTTTAAACCGCCGCTTATAATTTCCATGTATTGCGCTGGCAATGAATACAACGCAATAATTGGCGCGTTTGGTTGCTCGCCACGTCTAGCTCCGTAAATGTAAGCGTTGCCAGTAATTAGACGAAATGCGGCAATTTCTTTTAAAAGGTTATCCCAAGTTTGGAACTCATTTGGCTTTTTAAATAGACGGTCCAATTCAGGGATGCTAACCTCTTCCAATGCCCTGGCTTTATATTGTTGAGCCTGGAACTTGGCGCCCGAGTTGTCAAACGACTTGCTCATTGATTTGTAATACTTCAAAGCCTTTTGATCCTTAACCTCATAGACCACAATTGGCGCCGTGCTTACCTTGTTGATGATTAGGTTTATAATGGCGTAAAGGTCAGAGTTTAAATAAAGACCTTTCTCGATAAAATTTTGCGTTGTTGGTGCGGTCCAAATAACATTATTACCCAAGTAAGGGAAAACCGCGTTTAGGTAAGTGGAATCTTTTTGGTTTAAACCTAGCGCGGTTTTTATTCTATCTAAGTAATTCATTCCGTTGTCTTTTTTTGTAAAAATAGGGTAATAAAATAAAAAAATGATTCAATATTCTAAACGTGCCAAAATTCTTGGCCACTAACCATTAATTCAGTAAATCCCCAAACCATTGCATCGACGCGGTCAGGCGATTTGCCTTTGTCAGGCTCAAAGGTAACCATTTGATTCTCTAGTATTGGGAAACTGCCAACGTGGAAAATTTTGTGCTGCTCATAAAGCGAATATATTGGCTCGGCCCTGACGTACTTGCCCTTTGTTGCCGTTACAAGCTTAATTCTTGCGGTCGTATTTTGCGACCTCAAAACGCTTTCGACCATGTCTCCGCCTTGGTTTTTTTCTGCAACTATGCAATCAGCGTTCCAATTTTTAAACGCTTGCAATGAGACGGTTGCCCATTCAGTTGGTGAATATTTGCCGCTAAGGTCCTCGAGTACATATCCTTTGCCGTTGGCATCCGTACCACAAACAATTATGCCAGTTTCGTCGCTATTCATTGAGGCCGTTGTTGCTGGATCAATGGCGACCACAATGCGCGACAAGTCAGGTTTGGCGCTTATCCTTGCTCGTTCAATTATAGGTCTATTCCAAAGCAATCCCTCGGCATCGTCTAGCCATTTGCCTAAAAATAAATGCTCGTAACGGTGGAGGTTTTCTTGTTCAACGCGCTTTGCCTGGTCAATAAATGACTGGCTTAAATTCTGTTTGTTGTCTAAGTAAGTCGTATGAATGTAGCTAGTATCGTCGCGCGTATGCTTTACAAATCGCCCATAAATCCAATGGCTTTTATACGATGGATTCATTACCAGGATAACGCGGTTTGGTTTGTTTACTGCCCTAATCGATAAGTCGATGCGGTCAAATACATCCTCGTCCATTAACTCCTCAGATTCGTCGAGAATAAAAGTAGTAACGCCAGCGATTGATTTAAGGTTAGCCGTTGCCGTCCCTTGGCTGGTCTTAATGCCACGAAATAAAATTTTTGAGCCTGTCGCCTTGTTAATGATTTCGGACTGTGTGATTTCAAAGTCTTCCAACTTATTCATTAACTCAATCTTATCGATAAACTCAGGAATAATGGAAATAAACGCAGAGGTAAGCGTCCAACGTGTAAACAATATTACATGGCCCTCCTCATAAGTCAGGTTTAAAAGAAACATCGACAATGTCCACGATTTCCCCGATCCACGGCCGCCAGTAATTAGAAAATAACGCGTTTTTGGGTCCTCTAAAAATAAAGGTTGGTATTTGTCTAGTAACTTGATTGATTCCATTACTTGGATTTAAGCCATTCAATTGGCGGCGTTACCTTTTCGCCTAAAGTAGTAACATCGATTTGCTGGCGCGGCATACCAAAGCGATAATTAAGCCAGGTCTTTATTGCCTGGGTGTCTCCATTCTCGCAGCGATTTAATAGGGCCGCCCATATCTTAGCTGGAACAGCAACCGCGTCCATTTGTTCAATAAGCTTAATTTCGTCAGCCTTTGGCGGTCTCCCCGCTCCTGGCCTTGCGCCTCCATTTTGTCCCATGTGAAATAAACTGTTTATTCAGTAAAGTTAAAAAAAAGTCTAAGCAAACTTAGACCTTATCAAATACCATAATTGTGTAGCCAAACCAAGAAGCATTTGTTGCGGCCTTTCTAATCTTTTCGCTATCGTTAAAATTAAATTTAAATCCGCGGTCCTCAACTTGCGAAATTATATAGTTGTTATTTCTGCAATTAACGTGTCCGCTTCCACCTTGGCCCTCAATCGCCCAGCTAATAACCAAATGCTTTTTGGCGTGCTTACAAATGTTGTCAATAAATTGGTCTTCAAATTCCGCTGGTATATGTTCGCCAACCTCCAGCGACAAAACAACATCGAATTTTTTACCTAAATAAAATGGCTTGGACAAGTCTAATACTTTGCCAATTCCACCGCTTAGCGCTTCTGTATTTGGGTTGCCGTCGTATGCCTCCACCTTATACCCGTCAGCTTTAAAAGCTTTGGCATAATCACCCATACCACATCCAAAGTCGACAACTGTCTTGGCTTGTTTTTCTGCTAAATAATTAGACAAAGCCGCGGCAATGCTTCGGTCGTGAATGTGACCAGTTGCGTCCGTTGTTTCCCAAAATCCTAAATTGTTTATTTTCATATCTTTTTAAATTTTAAAAAAAAGCTTGAGCAAAACTCAAGCCTTTTAAACATCAACAAACCCAAAATAACTACATTAATATGATTGTTTGGCCTGTTGGCTCGCCAGTAAAACTGCAAAGCTTTCCATTCCATTCAAAGCGCACCTCTTTTTCTCGGCCCTGGTAAGACGCGGCCAGCGTTCTAATTTGTCGCTGGACAAGCTCAATTGTTTCAAACTTACCTTTGCCTTTATTCGACCAAGGCGACCATTGTCCGTCCCTTAGTCGGTACCTAATCTCAAGCGAATAATCAGGCTTAGAAATCGGGTAACCTTTAGCCATCTTTTCGTCTAATTACAACCTCTAAGCCAATTGCCTCGCAAATTTGCCTTAATCTGTTTAAACTTATAGACTCCCAGCCATTTTCAACCTGGTTAATTGGTGCCAAGGACAGTCCTATTTTGTCGGCCAATTGCTCCTGGGTGTAGCCAGCGGATTTGCGTGCTTTTCGTATAAATAATCCCTCGTAAATGCTCATCGTTTTAATATTTAGGCAAATATAAGATTCCGATAATAATACAAGTTAAAAACAAGATTTTTGTTTAAAACGGGACCAATTTATAAATGCCCATGTGTATAAACTCCTCGCCTTTTTTTACCAGGCATTTGCGAACGTTCAACTCAAAAACGTTTTTGTCGTTAAAGCCGTATTTCTTTTGCGCAATGTCAATAAGCAACTTAACTGGATTGTCTAGATCGCTGGCCTTATTGCTAAAGCCAAAAAAAAACTCAATCCTCAACATTTCTTTTGGGTCAATTTCGGCTTTTGGCAACATAAATGAAATCGTGCGCTCGTAATGCTTATACGCTTCGGTCTTAAAGCGTTTGCCTTGCCAAGCCTCGTTAACGCTTAGCGGTTTCTCATTCAACTTAAATTGGATCATTTACATTTTGAATAAATCCAAGACCAGGCCAAAGTCCACAAAGCCAATGCAACTATAAATAGCAGCAAGCTAGAAACCTTTAGGAGCGCAAGTAGGGTAATCCCTACAAGCGCCACAAAGATTGCGTACAAATCATTTTTTTTCATTAGAACGGTAAGTTATCGTTTTCGACAATGCGTTTCTCTGTAAAGTTTACTTTTGCAGATTTTAGCTTTTCCAAAAGTTCTTGTTGTGTTGGCTGGTTTGCCACTTGTACGGCTTCCTTTTGCCAAACTTGTAAATAATGCGTTGGCTTACCTTCCACAATTTGCGGCTTTTCCTTAATGTCTAGGTTTACCCATTCAGCATCGTTGTCGTTAAGGTATTGTAAAAGTCCTTCCAAGTCTTTTCTTGATTGGCTCACTTTCCAAATTTCTCCAAATTTGGTTTGAACTAGCTTTGCGTTTCCGCCGTAAATTTTGCTCATAGTTGTTTTGTTTAAATTAATTGATCTAAATTTTTTTCGTCCTTAATTGCCTGTAAAATAAACAATTTCCAAATCTTATTCTTTGTCTTGGCCCCAACTGTTGACTCTTCAACGTACCTGGTTGTCAAACGCAATTCCTTACGAACGTCGATTTCTATTTCTTGCACGTTAAAATCCCAAGGCTTTAAAATTCCTTTTTCTTGGAACTTGTTAAACCAGTACATCCCCCAGTCAGCTAGGTGCTTGCAATTTCCAGTTTCTTTTGCCTCCTGGTAATTGTCTCGAAAGGTTTGCTTTCCAACCTCAATCCAGTACGCAATCTCTTCGTTTGTTGGCTCCTTTTCTTTGTTGTTTAAGGCTTGGACCTCCTGTACGATTTGGCTTTGGTGATGGGCGTAATATTGATTGATCCAAACGCTTACCGTCCTTTCGTTAACGTGGTAAAAATCGCCGTACTGGCCCCTCATTCCAGCGTGTAAAATATAATTTACTCGGTCCTCAGTCATCCAGCCATAAGAGCCAAATAATTTGCTGAGGCATCCAAGCAATTCGTTTGCCTCTTCTTTTTTGTATTCCTTAAATTGTTTTAGTCCACAAACAAACTCCATTTTTCGCAAGTGCGTTAAAATTATCTCATCCATTTTTTAAAAGTTTTTGTTTTTGTAAATCCTCGTAAAGTTCGTCGAAGACGTTGTAGGTTTTTGACTTTTCCGCTGGCTTGTAACTAGTTTTTAAATTATTGCCAATGTAAAGATTAAAACTATTCTCGGCTTTGGCGATTGTCATATTTTCGCCCTCTTTTAAAACCGCCCATTTTTTAAACAATCTTTCAATAGTATCTGAATCCGTCGAATGTACCTCTGCCATTCTTTCAAAGTAGGGACGCTTTAAAGGCTTTTCTTTTTTAAAATCATTAAAGATATCCTCTAAAGAAAAAAGCGCGCCAGCGCCTATTTGTTTATTTACATTTCCATTTACATTAACATTATCATTTACATTACCATTACCATTTACATTTACATTTACATTATCACCGAACGAAATTGAACGCTCGTTAACGCTCGTTAAAGTTCGTTGCCGCGATTCAACGGATTTTTTTGCCGCATCCTTTCGTTGTTCTTGCTTATTTTCCCAAGTTTTAAGGTCTCTTTTAAGCTGAGTCTTAATTGGTAAAAATGCCACCTTTAAAAGTTTGTCGCTTGTTATTGGGTCCTCATCGTTAACATAAGCGAAAATATGCTTAATTAACTTGCCAGCATCCTCGTCGGAAAGCTCATCAAATACTTCTCTTTGATCCGTGTAAAGTAAAAATGATTTTTTGCCTTGCATTTTTTTAAATAAAAAAACCCAACTGGTGGTAGACAGTCGGGTTCAGGTTAAGGTTAACCTATGGAATTATTCTAGCTACCACCCTGGAATAATTCGATACACAAATATAAATCTTTTTGATTTATCCAACCAGGCAACGCTTCTTTAGTTGAAAATAAATACAACCGTATGAAAGTCCCATTTCTTGAGCAATTACCTTTATTTGCTTTCGGTCTTGCCAAGCTTCAAATATTAGCTCCTTTTGATATTCAGTTAAATTTCGTCCCCTCATTGTTATCTAAAATTAGTTCAACTGCATTTAAACAATCATGGAATAAAGCGCCGCCCATGTCTATCGAATTGTGCAAACGTTCGAATAAAGTCACAAACTCATGAAATTGCTTTATTGTTTCCTGTCCTCTGTCGTAATTTTCCAAAAACCTAAACGCCTCGGTTGACTTTCTTTTTAGCGCGTTAATCATGTTTTTATGTTTGGTTTTTAGATCATTGTCAAAAGATTTTAGCATTGTAACATCCTCGTAATAATCCAACATGATTTCCTGGAGCGCCAAGTAAACCAGGTACTTTTGAGTTGCCCGATGGTTTAACTCTTCAATTATTTCCTCTCGTGTCATCGTTTTATAAAATATCGTGCAACTCGTTTACCATTTTCTAACGTGACCATGTCGGTTTGGACGTTTAAACCTTTGTCTCTTAGGTTTGCAATCCTGGCGGCCAGCCTAAAGCATCCAAACTGGGTCAATGCCTCCAGCTGGGTAATTGAATAGCCATTTAAAAGCCATCCCTTGATCAGCGCGTTTTGAGAGTCTGTGCTTTCCATTATTGTATAAGATTATGAATTTTAAAAATTGCATCGTTATAAACTTGTCTAAATTCTTCTTTAGTCATTGGCTCCAAATCATTTTTTGCCCAAAAATCTGAATGCCATCTAACTTGGTCAACTTTTATATAAGCGTAACTTAGCAATTCAGACAAGTAAAAAGGATTTACAACAAGCACGTCCGTTTCATTGATAATCATGTAATGCAAATGGACGATTTTAAAGTACCTGGGGACTTCCATGTGCAACTCGAGTACTTTGGTCGTTTTAATTAAATAATTTTCCATAGGAGTTTGGTTTTAGGTGTTTACAATAATTTTAAGCCTAGCATATAACCCAGCGCAAAGATTGGCGACAAAGCTAGGACTGTGTAAATGATTTTTCCGATTACTTTAACTGCTTTTTTCATTGGTGTTTGTTTAAATGTTTAACAAATATTAAAAGAATCTTAGGAATAAAAAAGAATTTATACTTTTTTCTCAATCATGTTTTTAGACTCGGCAACATCCAGCAGCTTTTTAACCTTGCGAAATTCCAAGTTTTGATCCTCTGCTATTTCTCGGCAATCATAGCCGTATGTTGCCAAAGTTAAGATTCTGCTTATTTGGTGATCCGTTAGAATTTGAAATATATTTTCGTCCATCAACTTTCGAGGGTAAAGCTCATGCAACCTCATTTTAGTATAGAGCAAATACCCTACTTTTTGCTGATCTAGTCCAACAAGCTTTGCAATTTTCTTGCGCGTTAATCCTTCCAAGTAAAGCGCTTTAATTTTAATCATGATTTCATCAAGTTCCATAATCTTTCGAATGTTTCGTTAAAAGGTAATTTTTCTTCGTTAAATGTGGAGGCGACGCCCCTGGGCGCTAGGTCCCCAGGGCGTTGGATAAATTTGCCTAAATACAGATAGCTTTTCATTTAATTTGGAGGTTAAAATTTTCGATTATTCTAGCGCCAGTAATATTTTCGCCGCGTTTAATGGCTTCTTTAATAGCTACCTTGTCAGCGGTTACCACGTTTTTAATGTTGACAAACTGGCTAGGTAATGCCTCCACAATGTCGACCTCGACCGCCTCGCTACGGCGTAAAGAAAGCTTGAATAAAGGACTTTCTATCTTGTCGATTGTACTTACTAGCATTGCCTCCGTTACTGCGTCCTTAAGCCTTGTAATGGCTCGGTCCTTGCTTTCCTTCATTGCTTTTAATCGCTTTATTTCTTGGTCGATTGCGTCGCTATCGCTTTGAATGTTTGCGATGACCTTGGCGTAGTTGCCAGCCTTTGCCTGGAGTTGTTCCTGGTTAATTACTAGCATTTGCTCCAGCTCAGGAGTCAGCTCGTCGGTTTCCAAAAGAAAGGCTAATTCTTGAGCCTCCCTTGTTATTTCGTATAAATTCATATTAATCCGTCTAAAGTGTCTTTTTGATCCTGTGTAAATTCGTATTTAGTTATCGCCTCTTTTGCTTGCTTTTGCTGGGCGTCCGTTCCGTTAAGGTATTTAACTATGAATGCAAATTGCTCGTCTGTCGGCTTTGGCTTTACAACCATTGCAACCTTTGGCGCGTGGTCGTTTGTCGAATCGGGGTCTTTTGTATCGTCGATTAAAAAGAGCCCATTCAAGCAGTATTTACGCGCATAGCTAGACGATGATCCAAAGGACTGGGCCACGTCCATACCTTTTCGGTTAATGTCGATGCCAGCCTGAGCCGTTACCGCTCTACCTTCAGTTCTGCCTTCTTTATCTATCTGTATAGATGCAGTACTTTCAATAAAAACAATGCCGCCAACCTCTTTAACTTCGTCCTCAATTATTAAGGTACATTCGTATTTTAAAAGCAATGGCTTTACCGCCTCAAGTATATCCTCGACTGAACGGTACTTATATTTCCCAAAGGAATTATACTGGTTTTTTGGAGCTTTTAACTCCGCTTGGATTAAAATCAATTCTTTCATAGGTGTTTGTTGTTTAAAGGTTGCGTTCAATATTTATTACTAATTCGTAAATAAGAGAGTTGGTAGGCGTTACCTCGTCCCAGCCGTTGGTATCTTCGTTAAACTTTGTAATTGTTTTGGTTGTCTCAATTTCAACCTCAATCTCGGAGTCGCCGCAGTAATCCCAGTCTGACTCTTCGCCGCATTGCTTGATCTCGTAATGGCCAGTCCAGCAATACTCTTCGCCTTCGTAAAAGAATAGCACCTCTTGGTCGAGGTACATTTCAGAATCGTTAAATAGTTTTCCCATAGGTATGTTTGTTAAATGTACATTCGAAATTATTACTTATTTCTATGATTCAAAACAATTTCTAAAAATATTTTAATCAAAACGCAATCTTTTGTTTTAGTCTCGTTTTTTATGCTTTTATCTTGCATCATGAATGAGGACCAAATAATAAATCCGTTTGGCTACGGAATAGCAAACAGGATATTGGACGAAAACAAAAAGCCAGTCGATTGGTGGATGCAATACTTGGAGATTAACCAGGTGGTCGACGAAAACGAATTTTATATTCTGTTTGCCGATGGCTTGCTAGTAAAAAAAGGACGATCTAAATACAAAAGTAGCCAATACACGTTTGGCGACGCTTACAAATCATTCCAGCAATATTATGACGAAAAAAAGACTTTTAAGAATGACCCCAACGCTGGTTGGTATTGGATTGCTCACGGCATTATTGATAAAGATTTGCCTTTAAAGTAAACTAGAGTTTACAAAAAGGTAAATAATGTAAGATATACTACGCATTAACGGCTATTTTTATACGTTGCCGTATAAGTCGGACAAAAGTGCAATTAAACGCCTAAATACATACAATAATGAGTCCTGATATCACCATGTGCCCAGGGACAAATTGTCCCCACAAAGAAAGTTGTTACCGCTTTACTGCAAAGCCTAGCGATTATATGCAATCCTATTTTATTAATTCACCAATTAAGGACGGTAAATGTGAAATGTACTGGGGCGATAATGCGCAAAGCGTTTGGGATCAGCTTAAAGAAATTGTAAAACCTAAATAGGGCGAATCTGCCACAATTAGTAAAAATTCATGCATTTATACCGTGCCAAATGTCGCCAAAATGTAGACGGTTGGTCCCAAATATTGTCGATTTTTGTTACGGATTTATGTAAAAAGGTAACAAACAATTCGGAATTTTACCGAATAGAAACCTATAAGTTTACAAATTGGGAACTATTATAAACCTTTAAAATAACTTTTTACTTACACTTACTGTATGTAATTTTTCTAAAGGCTGGAACTGATATTGAAAAATATACTTGTTATCCAAATAGCTAACCGACGCGCTCGGCTGGATCAATGAATTAACCCCAGCGCCCAGGTAAATCCCTTTAGGCTTTTGTACAATTGTCTTGGTTTCGGTGTTGGTTATTGTATTCGTAACGACTGGTATTTTAAAATCGCTTGTTGCGGTCATTTTTAGCACCTCTCCAAGGACTTCACCGCTCACGTTGGTACTTCCATACTCAAAAGGAAAAGACGCGTTAAACTGGCTAATTTGTGGCTTAAAATCGACAAGTACTGTATCCCTTAAAACTTCCGTTTTTATCTTTGTTTTAGGGACGTAAACGGTGTCCTTTACCTCCACAATCAAAGTGTCCGTTTTTGTCACCGTTTCAAATTTGTACACCGTCTCGCTTTCAGTCTTTGGGAAAAATATGTAGGCAACAATTATTCCAGCAAAAAAGGCCAGCGTTGCTATTTTTATTTTTTGGTTGTCGTTAGAGAAATTCATTGCTCAATAAATAAATTGTCTTGCTCTAATATTTTGCGTAACTCATCTCGGCAATACTTATAAGCCTGGTAAGTATCGTCCGATAATTCTTTGTACTTCATTTCAGAGCGTAATAATTGGTCAAACTCCCAAATGGCGCTCTTATAGTTATGGCCGTTTATTGCCGCTTGAAAATCGTCGTTTTCCTCGGGTAAATAGTATTCTAGTATTGCTTTCATAACGGAAATTTACAACTGTCTACTAATAATTCCCAAGTGTCAATATTTTTGGCTCTAATTCGTCGAGCGTCTAAGGTTAAAATTCGACCGCCAGTTGGTTTAATTGGTGCGCCGCGTTCAACGTGCCAACCGCCAAATCCGTCCTCGTATTCTTCCTTATACGATCCAGTTATTGCCAGGTGAATTTGTTTCTGTATTAACTCGTGGTGATGCTTGCCTGGGTTGTATTGTACTGCGTCCCTGGCATCATTACGGCTAGAATTTTCGTGGATATGGCCCATTACAAAAACGTCCATGTTTTCATACATTTCTAGCGCTCTAGTCAAGTTAATGGCTCCCTTTGTAACAACACCACCGCCGCCGCTTCCATGAAAGTATTTAAGCATTTTGGTCATAAAGGTATTTGTCTCAATTTGTTTTTTGATAACAAGCCAACCGCCATAACCGCCAGTATATACGCTAGTATTATTGTTGTAATTAAGCAAATCTACAAACCTTTGCAATGGATCAGTTTCCAAGTTTTTAATAATTGCGGTCTCGTGGTTGCCGTAGCCAATAACGGTTATTAAATGTGCGTAAGGTGTCCACCAATTTACGGCGTCCTCAATAACCGCGTCTATATAATTAGCTTTATTATGCTCAGGTAATACGTCCTTTTTGCTTCGCCTTGGGTCATATTTCCCTTGCATGAGGCATAAAAAATCGCCAGCGATAAAAACGGGAATGGCTTGTTGTTTGCAGTAGTCTAAATGGCGCTTTAATTTCTCGCGATCACATTTGGGATTGTCCCAATGGATGTCCGATAATAGAGCAATTTTAGACTCTGTTTGGCCGAGGTTTATTTGGTGCAAATTCCTCGATATTTTTTTTATTTCCATTAAATAGGAATGTAGGTTGTTTTGCCTCCCGACCGAACGGCCTTTAGCTTTTGCTTTCTATTTCCGCTTTTAACATAGCTAACGTGAACCCAGTCAGGATTAAAATCTGTTCCAAACTCCCATATTAGCTGGTCAAAATCTAGCTTATTTTTAATGTAATCAAAAACCATTCTATTTGTAACCTCGCCGTTGCTGCCGTCCATGTCAATGTCAATGGCTTGGCCTTTGCAATGCTGGGAGCTTGCGCTTCCTTTTATAAAATCATTTAAAGCCTTTGATCTGTAACCGCTAGAAATAAAAATAGGCGTTTTAAAATGCTCTCTTATTGGCTCAAATACTTTGTCCGCTAGTAACTTGAAATTTTCCAAATGCTCGGCGGTTGGCGTGTTGTCAATGCCATGACGCTTGGCCGTATCGCTCCTGGTAATCTCGGCAAGGTTTAAATTAGGACTTATTTTCATTGTCTGTTTTTTTAAATATTTTTTCGGCTGCCGTAATACCTAAAGCGGCCGCACTTAATGCAGCCACGGAATAAACTAAAGCGTCGTTAGGATTAAAATACAAAGTCCAACATAATGCAATCGCAGTAAGGACACCAACAAGCCTTTTGCTAGATGCTTGTCCATGCTCGGATAAAAATCCTTTTGCCCATGTAAAAAATTTATTCATCGTCCTTGCCCTCTGTAAGTTTTTGGTTTTTGCTGGTTCTTGGAATAAGCCTTTTTAGCTTTTCCGTTTCTACGCTTGCCAAAAGAGGTTGGCTTTAAATTTGAGTTACTCCCCTTTTTCATTTTTGCGCTTTTCGAAAATTGCCTTTTCGTTTTTGATTTTAAACACCAGCCAAACGATGGAAAGTAAAGAAATGATTATTGTAAGGAAAATATTCACGTTCATTAAGTCGATTGCCTGAAAAACATTGGCTAAAATCGCCGCAAATGTGGATGGTAATCCTATTTCGTCCTTTTGGAAAATATTCATTTCATTTAATTGCTTTTCGTTTATCAAAAATAAGTCATTTTAAAGCAAATAAAAAAGGGCTATTTCTAGCCCTCTAAATTGTCAGGTATGCATTACCCTTACTTTTCCTTTAAAGCCTCGTAAAGCGGCCCTAAAACAAGCACAGTAAAGCCTTTGGCCTTGACCTTTTCCTTTACTAAATCAGCGTCGGATTTGCTTAGCTCAATGTCGCCCTCGGAATAGTAAATTTTCTTGGCAAGCTCGTAAAGTCTTATCGGGTCGTCCTTCTCTTCAGCTGAAAACAAAGCGTTTCCGACCATCTTAGACAAGTACATAAACTCGCCGTTTTCATTGGTAATTTTGTTGCCTTCGATATCAGTTAAGGCAATTGCTAGGTTTACAATCATATAAGTGTAAGGTTTAATTTTTCGGCAATATAAACATACGCCGCCTCGTTTGAATTATCCCACGCCAAATAATCTTCGCCAGTCATTGCAATATTTCCCTCGGCAAGAGTTTGACCAATTACCAAAGGCATTGCCTCTGTTCCTTCGCCGCTTGCACAAAGTGAATAGTAAAAAGCGCAAGACGATTGCAAGTTGTCGTTAATAATGTAGGCGTTTAATAAGTTAGCCTCTTGGCTTTCGCCGTTTTTCCAAATGGTTACTGCTTCAATTTTTTTCATTTTATTTTTTGTTTAAAGTTATGCAATCATTAAAACACCTGATAAATTATAAACGTCACCGCTAGATAATCCAGCCGCTGAGGTTGGCAAACCTACTATTCGCAATTTACTTGATCCAGCGGTTGTTGTTCCAATTAGTACGTTACCTCCTGAACTTACAACAATATTATGTCTGTTGGCAGTATTGTCATAACACATATAAAAATTACCATCACCAACTCCCATCGAATATTTTCTAGTTGAGCCTTGTAAATTTATAACCGCATAACTTGAAGCATCAATTGATAATTGCTTTGTGCTTGTATCATTTCCCCAATTTGAATTCATTGGTATACTATTATTAATTCCAACTGAGCCTCCTGAGGTTACATTAAATCTAATATTACCTCCAGTATATATTGAAAATGCACCAGTTAATCCTGAGGTTGCCCTCATCATTCCAGCATAAACGGAATTTACGCCATCTGTAAAAAAGTTTGCGCAATCATAACTTGCATTATTTTCTGTTTGTA